GGTTTATGATTGGATGGATAAGGATGATAATTTCGCACAACGCATCGCGCGCGCGCGCGATAGTGGTGTAGATTCAATTGCCGATGAATGCGTTGAATTGTCAGATATCGAACCAGCCGACCAGGTACAGGCTGCTTGGCGCCGAACGCAGATAGATACGCGGTTGAAACTGCTGGCTAAGTGGTCGCCAAAGAAGTACGGTGACCGCACGGCCGTGGAACATCAAGGTGGAATCAGCCTGACCGTGGTGACTGGTGTTCCCCAGCCCGATGCGATCACAGGACGGAAGCCCGATGCCAAACAGATCACATGAGCAACACGCACTTAGCAGTCGATTACTCGCCGCGAGAATGGCAACGGAACTGTCACCACGCGCTGAAGCGGTTCAATGTGTTTGTTCTGCACCGCCGCGCAGGGAAGACGGAACTAGCGATCATGGAACTGCTCGACAAGGCAATGCGTTTCAACAAAGGGATGGGCTTATTCTTTTATATCGCGCCATTCTTGAAACAGGCAAAGGCAATTGCCTGGTCGAGAATAAAGCACAAGTTGCAGCCGATGATTGGGACTGGCGCCGTATCGATCAATGAATCTGAACTGAGTGTGACATTTGGACACAACGGTAGCGTGATCCGCATCTTTGGTGCAGATAATCCCGACGCAATGCGCGGTGTGCGCTTAGACGGCATTGTGATTGACGAAGTCGCACAGATCAAGCCAACAGTGTGGGAGGACATCATTCAGCCAACGCTGTCAGATCGCAATGGCTGGGCGATCTTTACAGGCACACCCAACGGCGTGAATCTGTTCAGCGAGATTTTCTACAAGGCGCAGACACTTCCTGATTGGCATGCCGCCATTTATACGGTCTACGACACGGACGCTGTGATCGCATCTGAAGTCGAACGCTTGCGCCGCGACATGACTGAGACATCGTTTAGTCGTGAATACCTATGCGACTTCAACGCTAGCGCGGAAGATCAGTTGATTAGCCTGTCGGATGCGAACACAGCAGCGAATCGTGAGTACGCAGACAAAGACTTTGAGAGCGCGCCCAAGATTGTGGGAGTAGATCCTGCTCGGTTTGGCGATGATCGCAGCGTCATCATCAGGCGCCAAGGTCTAAGGGCGTCAGACATAATGGTGTTTCGTGGGCTAGATAATATGCAATTAGCAGCGCGGGTGGCAATGGTGATGGATCTGTTTGAGCCAGACGCTGTGTTTATCGACGCAGGTGGCGGCGCTGGTGTGCTAGATCGCCTACGCCAACTCGACTACGACCCCATCGAAGTCCACTTTGGTGGTAAGGCAAATCTGGAACAGCAGTTTGTGAATCGCCGAACTGAGATGTGGTGGAACATGAAGGAGTGGATCGAGAACGGTGGCGCCATACCAAGCGATCCAATGCTTCGACAGGAACTATCGACTCCGACCTATTGGTTCGACGCGCAAGGCCGCAAGATGCTGGAAAGCAAAGACGAGATCAAGAAGAGACTACAAGGCGGAGCATCGCCCGACATCGCTGACGCGCTTGCATTGACATTCGCATACCCAGTAGGCAAGCGACTCCCACTTGAGGTGCGAAACAAACTACGACTAGGCAAGGCAAGTGACTACGACCCATACTCGCGGAACGACTGACGGTACCCATATCGAATTTGGAATGCGTAGATTGATGATCGATGAATTCAGTATTGGAAACATCTATGACTGAAGTCAGGCGTATTACATTTGCGGAACTAACAGCCAGCGATCAGTGGGATGGACTGGTGTCTGAGTATTCCGACGAGTGTCAGATCGCTGGATTGCCGCGCTGTAAGTGCGACAATTCCACTTATTATTTGCTTGAGAATTCAGGCATAATTAACTTTGCGGCAGCGTTTGTTGGAGACACGCTTGTTGGCTTTGCAACATTAATAGTGACTCAATTGCCGCACTACAGTCGCATTGTCGCCGTTGTTGAAAGCATCTTTGTGGCAAAGCAACATCGATGTAGCGGCGCTGGAATGATGCTGATCCGTGAAATGGAATCAATTGCCAAAGACAATGAAGCAATTGGGATTCTTGTTAGCGCGCCAAAGGGTGGTCGTCTCAACGCATTAATGCCAAACATTGGATACGCGCACACCAACGAAGTGTTTTTCAAAAGTATGCAATGACAGCACTAGCAACAAACAACAAGATTTCGGTAATGAGCGAATCCGCAATTGAAAAGGTTCGATTGGTGCAGAACGCCATGCTTAAATTTCCGCAAGTCGATTTGCCAGTGCATCACATCTTGCACGGCGGAATGTATTCACGATCACTTGTCATCCCTGCTGGAGTGGCTATTGCTGGTGCATTCATTCAAGTTCCAACCACTCTTGTTGTCAGCGGCAATGTCACGGTTTATGCCAATGATCAAGCATATGAAATTGATGGTTACCAAGTTTTAGTGGCTAGTGCTGGTAGAAAGCAGGTGTTTGTGGCACATGCCGATACCAACATGACAATGACATTTGCAACTGACGCCAAGACAGTTGAAGACGCTGAAAATGAATTTACATCTGAGCCTGATTTACTTGCATCGCGCCGTCACGAAGATTTAAACACAACAATTATCACAGGAGAATGACATGACTGGAGCAATATCTGCGGTTGGAATAGGGTTGGGCGCATCAGCAGCATCAGCAGCAGCGGTTGGTGCTTTGGCAATTGGCTCATTAGCAGTTGCTGGAGCAGGTCTTGGCTACACAATCGCTTCAGGCGAAGACGCCAAGCGTAAGCAAGCGGATTCTTTGACAAGACAAAAAAAGGCGCAAACAGAAGCAGTCAACGCCGCGCAAGGTCAACGCAGACAAAGCGAAATGGCGATCAACAAAGCAAATCAGCAAACACCAAATGTCGCAGGAATTATGGAGTCTGCTAGTGCGGCGCAAGGTGGAGCATCAGGCACCATGCTGACTGGCCCGACTGGTGTTGATCCAAACGCTCTTGCGCTTGGCAAGTCAACACTCCTAGGAAGTTGATGAGTCAATACCCAGCCAACAACGAGAGTTACAAAGGCGCTCCACAGCGCGAGAAGTTGTTGACTCGTTGGGGTCAACTCCAATCTGAGCGAGCATCATGGTGGGCGCACTGGCAGGAAATTACATCATATGTGTTGCCGCGCAACGGTCGTTACTTCCGACAAGATCGCGACAAGGGTTGGCGCCGACACAATTCAATCTACGACAACACAGGCACTCGCGCGCTGCGAACGCTAGGCGCTGGCATGATGGCTGGCGCTACTAGCCCCGCTCGCCAATGGTTCAGACTTGGAACTGGCGATCCCGAACTAAACTCGTACGCGCCAGTAAAAGTATGGCTTGACGATGTCACAAAACGAATGCAGTTGGTATTTCAGAAGTCGAATACTTACCGCGCCTTGCACACGATGTATGAGGAACTTGGAGCATTTGGTACGGCGGTTTCGATTGTCTTGCCAGACTTCAACAATGTCATACATCATTACCCAATCACGACTGGTGAATACGCTATCGCAACCGATTATCAAGGTCGAGTAACCACTCTCTACCGCGAATTTGAGCAGACTGTGTCCCAGATCGTGACGGAATTTGGTTACAAGAACTGCTCGCACTCCGTAAGGAATCTGTTTGATCGCGGCAGTCTTGACCAGTGGATACCAATCATCCACGCAATTGAACCGCGCACAGATCGAGACACGACTAAGAAAGACAGCAAGAATATGCCGTACAAGTCTTGCTATTTTGAAGTCGGCGGCGACCAAGGCAAGTTCTTGCGCGAGAGCGGATTCAACAAGTTTCCTGCTCTTGTACCGCGCTGGAGCGTGAGCGGCGGCGACATCTACGGCAACTCGCCAGGCATGGAAGCACTTGGCGACATCAAGCAATTGCAACACGAGCAACTCCGCAAAGCACAATGCATTGACTACCAAACCAAGCCACCGCTTCAGGTTCCTACGAGCATGAAGAATCGAGATGTGGAGACGCTCCCTGGCGGGATTTCGTTTGTTGATGGTGGCAGTCAGGGAATCAAAACTGCATTTGAGGTCAACCTCAATCTGCAACACCTGCTGGGTGACATACAGGATGTGCGTGAGCGCGTACGCGGTGCGTTCTATGCAGACCTGTTCCTAATGCTGGCAAACGCTACAGACACTCGCATGACGGCGACCGAAGTCGCCGAACGCCATGAAGAGAAGTTGCTGATGCTCGGCCCAGTCTTAGAGCGTCTCCACAACGAACTACTTGATCCGTTGATTGACATCACATTTGAGAACATGGTCAAGGCAAACATAATTCCACCAGCGCCACCAGAACTGCAAGGGATGGACTTGAATGTTGAGTTTGTGTCCATGCTGGCGCAAGCACAGCGCGCTATTGGAACCAACAGCGTTGACCGATTCGTTGGAAATCTAGGCGCCATTGCACAAATGAAGCCTGAAGTGTTGGACAAGTTCGACTCTGATCAGTGGGCAGAATCTTACAGCGACATGCTTGGCGTCGATCCAAACCTGATCGTCGCTGGCAAGCAAGTCGCCCTGATCCGCGATGCCCGCAACAAGGCAATGGCCGCTAAGGAACAGGCTGCGATGATGCAGCAACAATCAACCACCGCAAAGAATCTTGCTCAGTCGCCAACAGGTGGCGGTCAACAGAACGCTTTGATGGATGTAATGAATCAGTTCAGTGGGTATTCAAACCCTTCACCAAGTCAAGTCTAAGGAACAAACAATGCCAATGATCAGCATGAAAATCGATCCAGCAATGCCTGGTCAAATGGAAATGAATGATTCTAAGTATCCAGAAGAATTGTGCATTGAAATTGAATCTGATCAACTTGCGAAGTTGGGTATCAGCGTCATGCCAAAGATTGGCACCGTAATGATGATCACCGCCAAGGCTGTGGTCAAATCCAACGAAGAAACAGAATTGATGATGGGCAAAGAAACATGCATTGAACTTCAAATCACTGACATGGAAATCAGCAAAGTAGAACAGAACAACAACTTTTCATCCGTTTTATACGGCTCACAATAAGGAATAAATCATGGCAATCCCAGCATCATTATCACTTGCAAGCCAAACCAATTCGTACGATTACGCAGCCGCTGTAACAATCAGCGATTCAACCGTTCTTCCGTTGACAAGGGGCTTGCTAGTTACGCACAGCGCCAATGGCGCCGTAGTTGTGACAATGTCTAACGGTGACAACTGCACATTCAATTGGCATGGAGCAACAACAATCATTTTTCCTATTCGATGCACAAAGGTATTGAGTACAGGAACAACTGCTGCTGCAAACTTTGTTGCTTTGTATTGACGGTACCCATATCAATTTATGGATTGATAAAGTTCTGATGTGACGAATTACGATCCGCTCGATCTCAAAGGTCAGGAACGCGACAAGGCAGACAAAGACCTGCGCGCCAAACTGACCAAAGAGAACGAGGAAACGGATTTGAAGTGGATGATGGGAAACAAGCGCGGCCGCAGAATTCTGTGGCGGCTCTTGGATCAGGCTGGCGTGTTTCGTTTGTCGTTCGACCACAACACCATGCAAATGGCGTTCAACGAAGGCACACGAAACAGTGGATTGAGAATGCTGAACATGATTCACGCGGTAGCACCAGAACTCTACCCAATAATGCTGAAGGAACAGAATGACTCAAGAATCAATGATGACCGAAGCGCCGACAACAACTAACGAAGCCGCTGTCATCACCCAAGAATCTGCGAAAGCAGATGTCACTAGCACGGAGACTGGAAAGAACCAGCAAGTCTCGGATGAGACCGCTGTTGGCAGTACTGATGGCGACACTAAGGAAGTCACCAAGACCGAAGAGGTCAAGGCTGGCGCTCCTGAAAAGTACGAATTTAAGGCGCCTGAAGGCCGTAACTTCGACAACGAGGTGATCAACACATTCTCGGAAGTAGCCAAGGAATTGAATCTAACCCAGGAGTCCGCTCAGAAGGTATTGGATCGAGTCGGCCCAAAGATGGTTGAACGACAAATGGCTGAACTTGAAGCGATCCGCAAAGGTTGGATTGACTCCTCCAAGGTTGACAAAGAGTTCGGTGGCGATGCCATCGATCAGAACATGTCAACTGCAAAGAAGGCACTCGACGCATTTGGTACACCTGAACTGAAAACGCTACTAAACCAGTCTGGTCTAGGGAATCATCCTGAAGTAATCAGGTTCTTCTTTAGGGCAGGTAAATCTCTCAGTGAAGATACTTTCGTAGGCGCAACAAACGGCGCTGGCTCTGCAAAGGGTCAGCCACGCGACTTCGCTTCGCAAGCATCAGTGATGTACTCAAAACAATAACTCTAACAAAAGGACACTAAATCATGGCTACTCTCGCAACTACAAACCTTACTTTGGCTGATTGGGCGAAACGAACCGATCCAGATGGTCGCGTTCCTGTTGTCGCAGAACTTCTGTCGCAAACCAACGAAATTCTTGATGACGCTGTCTTCAAGGAAGGCAACTTGCCAACTGGTGATCGCGTTGTAATCCGTACAGGATTGCCAACCGTTTACTGGCGCGCACTGAACCAAGGCATTCCAAGCACCAAGTCAACGACTGCACAAGTTGACGAGGCGTGTGGCATGTTGGAAGCGCGTTCAGAAGTTGACAAGGATCTTGCAATGTTGAATGGCAACACGGCTCAGTTCCGCTTGTCAGAAGACACCGCGTTCTTGGAAGCAATGAATCAAACTCAAGCG